AGGCCATCTATCCAGTTCGTCAGCAAGCACAACTCGAATTGGACGAGAGGCAAGCCCTGCTGCTGAATTACTGCCAACGATGTTGATTGATCCCCCTGGGAATTGCTTCGATAGAGTTGTGTTACCGCTATCTCTAGATCGAGGATCTTTAACTTTACCTTTAAGCGCTGGTGTGTCTCGAAGCATTGGAGCCAATCGATCTTTCGAGAAAGCCTGTCCCATAGAGAGTGTCGGCTGCACGCAGAGTATCGGGCTTGCATCCTGATCGATACAATAGCCGATGATGTTTAGCAGCACTTCAGTTTTGCCAACTTGAGCCGATGACATAACGATTACGCGCCTAACAGTTGGATCGCTGCAAGCATCCATGATTCCGCGACTATACTCAGCGCGAGAAGTGTACCAACGCCCAGGCTCCGCAGATGACTCAGGGGATAAACGCCTTTCAGCGTCAGCCCATTGGCTCACCGTCATCACTGGAGGCGGCTTTAGCATCTCTGCCACTTGCATCATAAGACGCATCATCTGTGACTTCTTGTGCATACTCATTCACCCACCCAGATAATTCTTCTAACGCTTCATAGATTTGATCTTGGATCATTTGCTTGCAGATCGAGGGGTTGTCTTCAACCGCAACAACCGGAGCTAATTTAGCTGGCATGGCAAGCAATCGAGATTTGCAAGAGGCGATCACCTCGGACCATGCATCAGAAACATCTTCAATCGATACAAGTGATCCGCGTTTTTCTTCAAGCTCAATTTCAACAAGCTCTGCTTCCGCCGCTAATTTACGACCACGCTCTGCATTTAGATCAACGACATTCGGACCAGCGATATATTTACTAGCAGCCGGGATAACATCTCGAAGCAAATAATATTTACGATTACCGCGCGTTTCGATGGGATTTATGCCAGTCAAAATTTCGCGCATCTTGCGATTATCGATGCCTAATTCTGCTGACAATCGTCCCGGTGTGTATCGGTCTGATCCGATCTCTGGCTTGGCAGTCATGTGATCCCTCTTTGAAATTTTCTGTCGCTAAAAAAGTATCGGGGTCGCGCGTTACCCGCATAGAGGACCGTTTGGAAGGACCCGCAAGCCAAAAAATAATCATTTTTGAAATTATATTTCAATTTTTACCCGCTTTCTTATTTTTTTTAGGAAACTGGGGTTCGTTTGAATGAGTCCATCTTTGTTCCTTTTTTGAAATGCTTTGCGGTCTTGATTGCTCTGTCAAATTGTTTGTTAAAGTTGCGCCCCAGGTCACGCCTAAAGATTACACTACCATCTTCAAAGAACATAAAATTCTTATCAATCTTTACAGCAGTCTCAAACGTGTAAAGTCTTTTGATTGGTAGACGCGCCTTGCCTTCTCTCTGCCAGATACCAAACGCACCAGATGGCATCGTTGTCACAAATGTCCTTGGTTTGTTTACTACCTTCCTTGCCCTCCATGCATCAGGTACACCGCGACCACGCCTTCGATCTTTAATCTGCCATGATGGAACAGCGAGATGACCTGACCTTGGTTTCTTTATTCCACCTTCAGCGTGTAGATTAAGATTTCCTCTATAAAGCCCTCTAATCTTTACCTGATATAGTGATGCATGAAGATCGCGCTTCTTAGCTTTCTTTACTCGAAATGATTGGCCAGCAAATCTTTTGTCTCGAACAGCAAACGCTCGATCAAATGTCTTACCAACAATCTGTTTACGCATTGCAAATGCCGTGTCGTTCAAAGTATTCGCAAAAGCAAATGGAAGCTGCTTTCTTTGAAAGTTATCCAGCCTCCTCTCCAACTCCAAGTAATTCGCTTTGACGTTCAACTCCATGCGTTATCTCACCTCCACAACCAGCATAACCAGCAAGATCTACCCAGCTATCTCGATGATCTGGTGTTTGAATCAATCGAGCCATCTTCAGTGCCGCCAAGCATAGAGCAACTTGAGCTGGTGTCACGTCCTTCTCTAACAGCACAGACCAAAGCCCAGCAATCCTACCAAAATTCTGTTCGACAGTGCCATAGCTCGAACCACGCTCCGAAACAGCGTTCATTGCGTCAGTTAAAAGATTGAACCTTTCTTTGGACATAAAACCCCTCTCAAATCAATTTTAAGCGGCCTACAGTGGCCATCTCTAAGTTTCTGCTACGACCATGCCCTAGAATGGCACATCATCATTCAGTGACGCTCTCTGGCCTTTTTCGGAAATTTCTTTGATCGATGCATCTGGCATCAAATCTTTAACCTCCCCGATCCAACGACCCGCATCGTCAGCAGCAATAATAGCAGCAATCTCTCTTGCGCTAAAGCATCGAACTCCATGTTTTTTGCTGTAAGCTCCGGCTTCTGCGTCAGTTCTGCAAATAGCAATCACGCTACCATCAGGCATTGGAGCCTCGAAGCAATCGCCTTGAATCGGTTTCTCTCCATTAGCGATAGCTGCTTCAGCAAGGATTGCATACGAGCGAGCTAAACCAGCACAAGCCTTCTCGACGCGCTCAACCGATCTATCAGCAAGAGCGGTTGTTAGCCGATCCATCTGTTGCAGATATTTCACCGCAAGATCGGGACCAGCGATCTCTGGCAATCTTCCCACGCCCCACTCAGCTTCGTATTGCGAACAAACTCGATCATGCTCTGCCATTGCCGCTCTTATTCGATCAGCCTGTCTTTCCGATCCAAGAAATTCTCTCCAGATTGATCCTGGTGCTTCTGGTGCTCGTTTAACTTGTCTTCTCTTTTTCAAAACTCTCTCCCTTGCCATGTTGCACTCAATGGTTGCCTTTCCCCCTATAGGGAGGAAAAAGGGCAACATCTGAGTATTGAGCAAAAATGTTGCCTAATGTTGCCTATGTTGCCTATTCCGCAATCTAAACCATTGATAACAATAAACAAAATGTTTCCTATAGGTTGCCAATGGTTGCCGTGCGCTTTAACGCCGATTTCAGATGTTGCCTAAGATGTTGCCTATTTTTATTTATCTTCTTTGCGTTCAATAAAGTGGTAACTGAGATCGATAAAATCCTGCAAATTTCGCGTCTTGAGTGACCTTCTTGAGTTAATCTCTCAACATCTTCCAAAAACTTGCTTGGATCGATAGGCAACCTTCCACCCATCCCATATCGGCAAATTGTGCCATTTACAGTGCGATTTATCTGGGGATATGTGATCGAGAATTGGAATGTGTCGCGCTGATCTTGCTCGATGGAAACCTCTCGACCCGCCATTTGATTCCTATAAATTAGATCATCAGCAGCATCATCAATGGTTGGATACCAGCAAATCTCTTCGATCTGATCTTGCAATTCTAGCTTATAAATCATGCTCTATTCTCTCCCTTCGAGCGTTACAAATACCCGGCGCAAAACATATGACCGAGCCATTGATAAAACAAAGTAGCAGGCTGTTATCCATGTTGCTTCGAGCATCGATGGCTCCAATCCAAACAACGGCAAGCATAGATAAGTGAATAGCCAAGAAACCAGCAAACCGATGATGGCATTGGCTTTAGCTTCGATGAAGCTCATTCTCCGGCTTTGCATTATTTCTCTTCTTCGAGCTTTTGTTGCAGATAGGTTTCGATGCTAATTCGACGTTTCTCAGCAGCCGCTTCTGCGCGATTAAATGCCTCGACTGATAGCGTTAATCGAACCTGTATGCGACGCCTTAATGACCCACGCCTGCAAGCCCTAACTCGAACACTGGCCTCGTTGCAGCCCAGCATGATCGCAATATCTTTTGGGTGATAACCCGCACCAATTAGATCATCGATCTTTTGTGTGTCGTTACTCATCGACGTAACTCCAAATAGAAAATGTGAGTGCCGACTTGCTCGATCTTCTGCATCTTTGGTGACGATGCCCACCCTGGTTGCACCCACTCTGCATGGTAATGCGTAGCGCCCATATTCTCCCAGGGAGTATCGAAGGCTTCTTGAACTACGCGCATTGAGCGTTCCCATGCCTTGCGCTCTCTAGGCTTGTCGCTCTTACCATCCCAATAAAATGAGAAAGCGTTGCGCTGCTTTACGACAGAGCAAGCGTCATCTGGAAAGCCACTATGATTCACTCGGTTTTTAATGACATGAACGATTTGGCGTTGCGCCTCTTCCGGCTCTGAGCGGCTCTCGAAATAAACCGCAAGAGCATAACAAACAAAAGCTGCTTCCAACATTTAATCTCTCCCGTATTTGTTGGATGGCGTCTCAAAAAGACTAATTAAAACCTCGATCAATGCAAGAAAATTATTCATTGTTAAGCTAACTTGTCAGCAAGTACTTTAAGCAATGTTTGCTTCGTCCAAGCTTTGCAAATCATTTTTGGAACTTCCCCACTTGTATCCCTGGCAACCCAATCAGAAGCTCCACCACCTTTTGTTACAGTGATATGCTCGAAGCCCTTAACACACCATTCAGCGTGAGCAGTACCGAATCCGTTTCCGAGCCATTCAGTTGAGCTTACCTTGGTTAATTTAAGCATTTGATTTCTCCCTTGTTGATGATGTTAATCTAATATTAACAAACAGGGATTGCAATAGGCAAAAGCAAAAAAAGTGAAAAAAAAGTAAAAAAAAAGAGGGGACCGAAATCCCCCCTTAATCCTCTCAAGCTTCGTTCATTTTAAGAGCGCGCCGCAATACTCGATCACGCTCTGATTGATTCAAGCTAGAAATCACATTCAGCACTTTGATCGCATATTGCCTCTCATGCTCTGCGAGGAATGTGTATTTCTTAGGCTTCGATAGACCCATCTTTTTGATGGTCTCTGGATCTAGATCTTCGATGTTTAAACTCATTATTTCTTCCCTTATTCAACGTCGATTTGTTCGACAGTAAAAATCACATCATCAGCAGCAAAGAATGTTGAATAAAACCTG